CCGGCACGCAGCCAGCCGGTAGGATTGCCACGGTGCCGGCGTCGTTCGCGTCCAGGTCGGCGGCCACCAGCGAGATTGTCGATCGGTTGGCGACCAGTTCGATCCCGCTCGGAATCGGCGCCGGCGAGCGGCCGGCGAGGTAATCGTTGGTATTGGTGAAGGGCATGATGTTTCCTCTCTGACTGTGTGCCGGTTAGCGCGAGGCCGCGGCGGTGTCCAGCGCAAAGACGCCGAAGTCCTGGGCGCCGATGTCCGTGGTGAACGTGACCTTCTTGATGCCGAAAATCGACGACGTGGAGATCACCACCTTGTCACCGTTGTCGCGGGTTTCTTCGTGCCAGTCGAAGCGCAGGTTCGTGCCCGGCGAACCGAAAGCCACGACGGCCGCCTGCGAGCCGAGGAACAGCGCGCGCGCCGCCTCGATCGTGCCGGCACCGGCGTTGTTGAAGCGGATCACGTTGCGGTGCGAGTGCAGGATCACACCGCGGTACATGCCCAGCGACCCCTTGAACATCGGGTTGTTGCGTCCCTCTGCGCCGGCGGCGGCCTTCTGGATGTCGATCCACTGGCCGATGTTGGTGTTCGAGCGGAGATCGTCCTCCTGGAATGTATGCATCACGCAGACGAACGTCTCGTTGCCGTCGATCTTGCACGGCTGGAGAACCGGCACGCCAGTCGCGCCGCCGCCCTGACTGTCGGCCTTGGTCTTCGCGCGATCGACGAGACGCAGATCAAATTTGTCGTTCGCGTCGATGTTGTTGAAGGCCGTGGCGTTGTCGCCGTACAGAACGTGTTTCGAGTCCGGCGCAACCAGGCTGTTGTTCGCCCGCCCTGTGTAGGCGAGCGGCAGCAGGAAGTTGGCGTTGACGCCGCGCTCGCCCGACAGGTAGATGAACATCAGCTCATCCATCAGGCGTGCCCACCAGCCCGATTGCTGGCGCTTGGCCTTTTCGCGCAGGTTGTGCAAGGTGCGCTTGCGGGTCATGCGCCCGCCGGTGTTGACACCGCAGCGCGCCTGGTCGATGTAGATCTGGTCGGAGTAGAAGCGCTGAGCTTCTTCCTTGCCTTCCAGGTTGTCCTCGCCCTCGACCGGGGCCATCTTCAGCTCGGCCAGCAGATCGTAGGAGATTTGTTCGCCGGCATCCGACTCCAGATCGGTGAGGATCTGGACGGGCACCTCGGCCTCGGCGCCGCGCGCCATGAAGCGCTGATTGAAATACGACTTCTGCGAGGCGTCGTAGGCCAGAAGACCAGCCCAGCGCTTTACTGCTTTAGCGTCATTGACGCCGACAATCGTGCGAGCCATGTAGGCACTCCTTTAGATTGTGGAGAGCACTCCTGCGCTCGCGTGGTGGTGGCTTATTCAGCCTGATTGCAATGTATCCATGCTTGGCACGGACTCCGACGGATCCGCGCCGACTCTTTCGATCTTGACTTCGGGCGGCGCCGTGACGCGCAAGCGGGCCAGTTGGCCCGACTTGCGCACCAGCTCGACCGATGCACAGCCCGACAGGTCGATGCGCTCACCGACCCGCAGATCAATGCTCAGGCTCGGCAGGCGCATCACGACCTCGCGTACCGCTCCCGCTGCGCGGGCGTCATGCGCGCGATGGCAGCCTCCAGCTCGTCACCCGACAGCGAATCGAGATCTGCGAACTCGCCGGCCACGTCGCCCGGCCCTTCGCCGCCCGGCACTTGGGCCAGCGTCTTGGGCATTGCATCGACCGAGGGCTTGCGTGCCTTGATCGCGTCGTCAGCCGACCGCTTGCGCGCAGGCTCGGGGGTACCGTGGAGCGCCTGCACGCGCCGATGCGCTTCGGTCAGGAACCACTCCATCGAGCGCTGCGCATTGGCCGGGTTGTTCGCCAGGGTCTTCACGAACGAATCCAGGTCAGCGGCCTTTGCCTCGTCGGTGCGGTAGTCGATCCCGCCGTTGTCTGCGGTCGTCGCCATAAAGCGGTTGACGGTCGCCATCCACTGCTGCTCGGCCGTCTGCTGCTGCATTTCCTGGGAGATCTCGGCCTTCGTGCGCGCGACAATCAGCTTTTCGCGCTCCTGCGTCAGCGCGGCCAGGCCGGCGTCGCGCTCTTCGATGTCGATGTCGCCATCCTTGAAGCGCTGGCGCAGCTCGGCATCCTTGTCGCGCAGTGACTGGATCTGTGCGTCGTAGTCAGCCGGCAGCCTCGCGTCGTAGCGCGGCACCATGTCGGCAACCGGTGCGGGCGTCGGTGCGGGCGAACCCTCGCCGGCCTCTGCGGCAGGCGTCGGTGCGGGCGTTGTGGCGGGCTTTGCGGCGGCAGCGCCTTCGACCGGCGCGGCGTTCTCGTCGCCTTCGTCGTCGTCGTCGTTGCCGGCAATACGTTGGAGTGCGGCCTTCTCCTCCGTTGAAAACTCGGAGTCCTCGATCGCCGCGCGCTCCTCCGGCGTCAAGGTTGCAAGGGCATCTGCGTCAAGCGTACTCATGCGCGCTTCCTTTCAGGGGTGGGTAGTCGATCAGCATTCCGACCCGGCGGCGATCGCGGCAACGTCCAGCATCTTTTCCTTGGCCAGTGCCTTGACCTTGGCGTACCGCTTCGGGTCTGCCTCGATCTTTTCGCACTCGATGCAGATCCGCAGGTCGTCCTCGACGCGCCAGCGCTCGGAGTCCGCGAGCGACGGGGAAGTAACGCGACCTTTCTTTGCCATGTCGATCTCCTTGGGTGGAACGATCACGTTGCCATGCTTGCCACGCCGGTCAGGACGCCAGCAGCAGCAGGATCAGCGCGTCCTCGTCGGCGCGGCGGCGGGCCTGGCGCGCGCGCTCGGCAGCATCGGGCAGCAGCACAGCCGCGGCGGTGTCAGTTGTGGGCGCTTGCACGGGGGCCAGCACGATCGGCGCGGCAGCGGCTACCGGCGCGCGGCAGCGGCCGTGCCGGTGGCGTTGGCGTTGGTGTCCGACTTCGGGAAGCCGCTGAAACCCAGCACCCCGCTGGTGACCGTGCCGCACGGATCGTTCAGCGTGAACTCGGCCAGCACGGTGCCCATGCCAGTCGTGCCGATCTGGAGCACGCCGGGGCCAGCGCCGGCGTCAATCTGATCTCGCGTCGCAATCATGCGGGCAGTTTTTTGCTGCGGTTGGGTAGACGACTGCCATGTTGTCCTCACAATCTCGGCGTGACGCACGCCCGCGACACATAGGTTTGCAGCGAGCGCAAGCGCTCGGCTACGGCGTCAGCGCTTTGCGCCACTTCAACAAGCTGGCTCGCACACTCTCCAGCCACGGCGGCGGCGGCGGATCCATCAAGGCGGCCGGCGGCGGCGGGATCCTCGGCGGGGCCACGATCACCGGGTCGCACGGCGGCGAGCTGGTTGCGCAGCCGGTCAAGCTCAGCGCGAGCGCCAGCAGCGGCGCGCGCCAGATCAGATTGAGTCGCACGATGTTGTTCCTCCAGTTGCGCCACCCTCGCGGCGGCATCGTTCTCGACCGCGCGCGCGCGCTCGGATGCGCGCAGCGCCTCGGCCACATGCTCGGCTTTCGCGCGGTCGTAGCCGGCGCGGTCAATCCCCTCGACCCAGGCGTCGAACCGTTGCTTTGCCAGCGCTACGCAGGCGATCAGCAGCAGTCCGGCCAGGACGTAGCCGGCCAGGCGCACCTGGCCGGCCAGGCGCACCTGGGCGCGCGAGAACATGGGCAGCACCGGCAGCATCAGGCGATGCCTTTGCGGTCGATCGCGTTATCGGCCAGCTCGGTCAGACGCCGGCGATCGTCCAGGCCATGCGTGCCGCCGTTGAGGCGGCGAGTCACGCGCGCAATGTCGCCCATGATGCCGTCGGGCACGTTGCCCTCCCACCATGCGATCGAGGCGCGCAGCGCGGTATTGCCGTCGCGGCGCAGCGACTCGGCCAGCACTTCTGGCGTCTCCCAGCCCGTAGCCTTGGCCAGCACCTCCACGTTCGCGCGGCCGGTGACCTGCACCAGGCCCGATCCCCGGAAAATCCACCCGTCATCCGGGCCGCTGTTGCCCATCCGGCCGCCGTACACCAGGTTGGCCAGCGCGCGCGGGTTGCGCACGTAGGGCCGCGCTGAATCGAGGGTCGGGAACCGTTGCGGCCACACGTCCATCAGCCGCTCCGGGGTGCTGTAATTCAGGTTCTCCTCGACGCACTCCAGCTTGCCGGATTCGTGAAGGATCTGACCAAGGAAGTCGTCCAGCTCGGCGCGGCCGGCACTGAACCGGTTGACGCTCGGGATCTCGTCGGCAAAGATCGACGCCCAGCGGGCGACCGTAATCGGGCGCACGCCGCACGCGAACAGGATTTCGCCCCAGGCATCAGTATTCACGCCAGGCTCCCCGACAGATCCGCGTGACGATCTTGCGCGCCGTCTCCGCAGCGAACAGCGCGGCGCCGACCGCCATCAGCACGCCACCCGGCGGCACGTAGCCGGCATCCCACACCCAGAAGGCGCAGGACATCGACCCGATGCACATACCTGACAGCGCAACCCGTTGCAGCAGCGTGTCATCGAACCGATGCGACAGCACGGCAATCCCGCATGCCGTTGAGATCACAACGAGCGCGAAAACTGTCAGCAAAGCGGCAAGCTCCATGTCACCCTCCAAGTCGCTTGCGAATTACGTCGAATGCGTGTCGCCAAACTTCTGCGGTCGGCGTGGCGGCAATTAGCTCCCACACTTTTGCGCAGATAGCCATGCCGAACAGGCCCAGCAGGAAGCCGCACAACCCGGCCGGCAGCCCGGACACCTGCGTCATCCAGGGCGTTGCATACAGACTCACAACCGCGCCCCCCAGCGCCATTGCGACGCGCTCGGTCAGCGTGCCCTTCATGAAGGCCAGCGATGCCGCAGCGCCCGCTAGGCCCGCCAACTTCGTGATCCACGCATCCAAATCCATGCTTACCGCCCCCCATTGTTCGGCGTCGATGCGTCTGCCTACACGTTGACGGTTGTTGGCGCAGAGGCGGGCGCCGGTTCTGGGGCGCGCTCTTGGATCATTTGCGCCAGGTCGGCCAGCCGTTGCTCGAGAGCCATCAGCCTCTTGTCGTTGGCCGCCTGGATCTCTGCAACGCGCGTCTTCGCGTCGGCGTCGATGCGAGCGGCCTCCAGCTTCGTGTCGGCATCTGTGCGGATCTGCATCGTGCGGTTGGCAAGCTCGGACTGCGCCTTGCGCAGTTGCTCGGCCATGCCGTCGATCGTCTCCGATGCCTGGGCGCGCACTTGCATGAGCGCCTGTCCCATCTGCGCGTTCGCCTGCGCGTTCGCCTGCGCGTTCGCCTGCGCGCCGTCGCCCGTCATTGCCGCCTGCGCTTCGTTTTCCAGCTTGGCAGCCTGCGCGTTGATCTGGCGCACCTTGGCCTGCTGTTCCGCGAGCGCCGTCATTGCCTGTTCGCGCTGGAGTTGAAGCGCCTCGGCCTGCTGGCGCATCTGCTGATCAGCTTGCTGCGCTTCTTCCGGCGACATCGGTTTGTTCGGATCGCGGTCGCCGGTCAAGGTGCGAATCGCTTCCGCGATCTCGTCCTTGTTCGGCAGATCGGAGAACTCCAGCGCGATTGTCATCACGCGCAAGCTGACCTCGGGCGGCAGCCTTGCGGCCAGGCCATTCAGGCTCTCGAACATGATTTGCCGCAGCGTGCCGGCGTAGTCCTGCTCGCTGACCACAAAGTCCGCGGCGCTGGCAGTCACGTCGTTGATGAACCGCACCGATCCGTCGGTCTGAATCTCCGGCTGATTGATTCGCGCCCATTCAAGCGCGCCCTTGGAGCCGGTCAGGCGGATCACCTTTTCCTGCGTGTAGAACTGCTCGACTAGGCTGAGCTGCTTTTCGCCCTGCACCTGAGTTGCCAGGCGCAGGTTGTCGAACGGCTCGGTCGTGACGACAGAGCCTTGCAGTTGCCGCGCC